CAGACGTGTGCTCTTCCGATCTCTCGTAAAAAACTTGTCCGTTGCTGTCCCAAAGTCTTACAAAGCCATTTGCCGCCACTAGATAAGCTTCTGCCGCGTTCTTGCCCTGCACCCAGATACGTTCATCATTGCTTTGCTGCCCGAACCCTTGAAAGCCCTGCTGCATTCCTTGCTGCATCCCCTGATTGTACCGCAGTTGTGCTAGCTGATCTGGGACTGGTGGGCTATAAGGTTGATATCCATAGTAAGGGTTATATCCGTTCATGTTTCGTCACTCCTTTCCCAGAAATAGAGGGGGATTTCCTGCCCTGAATCCCATGTATCAAAATAGTCACCATCAACCACAGTTACAACATGGCTTCCCAGTGCCAATACATACACTCCTTGTGGATGCTCTGCCGCAAATGATGCAACGTTATAGCAGATAGGGCAAGCCTCAGAGACTATACCTCGCCTAAAACCTTTGTCATGCAGGTATGCGCCCCACACGGCATTTGCAGACGGCATATCAGCCATCAGCAAGCCCTGCACGCAAAGCTGTAAGTAGGTCTTGTCCCAGTCCTGATCAAGAGCCTTGCATAATGCCCTGACGGTGCAATCTCCTACTCTTGCTGCAACTGGGTTTGGATTATATCTTTTATACATGCGTTCTTCCCTCCATGGCTGTATTATCACACATGCAGAGGGAAAAAGACACGATGCAGGTACGCTGATTTTACGCACAAAAAAAGAGCCTGCCATTTCTGGCAAGCTCTCTCATTTTTTTATTTTTCAATGTTGAAATTGATAGTAATTGGGTCAGTAAGAAGAAGCTCTTCGTATGTAGTATCATCCAATACTTGAATTTTTGTCTCTACATTCTGCAAATCTTCAATATTTTCAATTTCCACGCTATCATCAATAGTAAGCGTTCCTTTTGATTTTTTATTGGCTTCGAGTCCAACTGAAAACATCTGGTATGTCATATAGCCATTGATTGATGTATCAGATGTTTGCACACGAATTTTTTTATCAGTCAAATTCTCGGCAGTAAGCATGATATCATATCGTCCATACTCATCAGATATGCCATTGTAGGTAATGATTACCATATCGTCCTGATATACGATATCTCCCTCCTGAATTGCATCTTCTCCTCGAAGCTCTTTTAATTTCTGCTTCAATTCCGCAATCTGCTTTTCAAGCTTTTGGATCATTGCCTCGATACCCTCTACTGTGTTCTCGTCTGCTGCAATCTCAGCTCCTTCTTCTGTGCTTGTTTCTTCTGCCATTACTGGGGCTGTAGATACTGCAAGCGCAAGTGCCATGGTTAATGCGTACAAAGATTTTCTCATTGTGTGTCCCTCCATTTTATTTTCTGCCCTTCTACAATATCACTATTTTTTCATTACGTCAACGCAAAAGGTGGAGGAAATCCCCCACCCATGCTATTTTTTCAGTTCTTCTGCATAAGCCGCAAGCCACGGAAGAGACAGCAGCTTATCAGATGCCGAGTACCAGTACTCTTGAAATCTCCGTGTACTTACGCACATCTTTTCCGCTGCTTCCTCTTGAGACATACACTCATCCAGAAGATAAGTTACTGCCTCTTTCTCTTTCCGATTCAGCCGTGCCCTCATCAGGGCATACTCGATTATGCCATTATCACCGCATCCCCAAAATATCTTAACAAGCCCTCTATCCATATATGCTACCTCACTACTATATAAGCAATCAGGGCGGCATTGGCAAGAGCTGAGACTACTAACGCAAGGCGGCAACGGATTAGCTGCCGTTCAGCGCGGATTGCTGTATCAATCGCATCACGCAAAAGCATTTTTTGTGCATCCATCAGTTATCCTTTCCGCAGGTCTGTTTCATCTACCCATCCGTAGACATTATCTCCGACTACATGATACTTGTGTTTGCCACTCTCATATATCCGTGTTACCTGTGCCTTGCAAGGTTGTGCAGGTACTGGGGTAGCTGCATTGGCTGAGATGTACTGCTTACCGCCTACAAAGCTTACTGCATCGCCCACTGCAAAGCCTGATATCTTACCAGTATAGCTATAATATGCTTCTCCTGCCTTAGTATATGCGTAGCCACACGATGCGCCTGGCCACACAATCTTATACCACCCTGATGCAGTAAGTGCCAAAACTTCCACGGCTACCCCTGCTAAGATCACGGTATACGAGTTGGCAGAGGTACTTGCTCCATCCCTTACGTGCATAGCCTGCTTTGCTATTGCTGTACCTATGCCAGTACCGCAGAGTGTAGTGTTACCAGTTGAGATAATCTCACACTCCACTTTAGCGCCATCATCCAGTACTACTACAGTATGTCCCTGTACAGTTGTACACAGGATATCTCCACGCATCTGATATGCTGAGGACTCTGTACATTTTGGCTCACGGATGATTTCAAATTCATCCGTAGAATCAAGAACCTCAACTTCGTTGGCAGTAGAAAACCATGGAATGTCTCGCTGCAAAGCATATGCCACGCATACACGTACAAGGCTGCTGCAGTCTGTCTCCACTGGGGTGTTAACCTTGCTGCAATCCCATCCGTACTGCTTAGCCTTGTCGTACAAATCCCAAGATGTAGACTGATCGTAACCAATATTATTATTTGCGCACGCTGCTTCCATGCACTGTGCAATGCGCTCACGCACTGCTGCATCTTTAGCACGGATGACTACCCACCCCTTATCATGGCGATACCATGCTTCTACAGCTACTTCCTGTCCTGTCTGATCTCCTGCCTGTCCGTCAATTAGCTTGCCGTTCTCGTCAATCCTTGCACTACCTACACGTACCATTAACTAGTCCTCCTTATAGCAAGTGTTAGTCACTTTTCTGTAAATATCCTCATACAGTTCTTTTTTATCACCGTTATATGTATACTCAGCGTAAATCCCGTCACCTGATATAGTAGTTGCCACAAGGCATTTCCAGTTTTGCAATGCTTTACAACTCCATACAACAAAAACATTGGTCTTTGTGATATTCTCAGAAGGCTTGTATTTGTGATACCATTCGACAAGCTTATTTTTACATACGCTTTGGAAATGATCCATTCCTGCAATTTCCATTTATTCTTCCTCCTTGATCTGTGAGATATTCATCAGTACGCAGGTGATACCTGCAAGTGCCACGGTAGATACACACACCTTCCAGTCTACCTGAGAAATCAGTGCGCTACTGCCAATTACACCAATAGCCGCCTGTGCCATAGTCTTGATGCAACGGATTCCTACATTTTTTACCCATTTTTTACTCATGTTCGCTCTCCTTATCTTCCAAATCTTTGATTCTGTGATTAGCCACCAGAATTTGTTCGTGCATCACAGATGCCTGTTCCTCAAGCTTGTAAGTGCGCTCGATTAAGTTGTTATGCTTCTCGACTTTTTTCGCCAGCTCGTCCAACTTATACTCCATCAGAATGCGAGTACGTTCAAGTTGCCCGTGATTAGTTAGCACGCATACCAACAGCGTTGCCGCTGCTGATATGCAAGCAGGTAATACTACTTGTAATAGTTCCACTGGATATCCTCCTTTGTGGTGTGTTTTTTTATTATTTTTTCGGTTAACTATAGCTTCCTTTAGTTAATTAAAAATGTTTAATTCGCAGCACTTCTTGTACAGCATATTTCCAATTACGCCTTTGGTACCTGCTGTGTAATGCACAGAATCTTGCAAGATTTGATGCGGTACAGTGCCTGTTGCTATCTCGTCTAATGCATTATATGTTACTCCATTATACTCTTTGCTGCCAGGTTCCAGTCCCTGATCGGCAAGCCCATAGCAAGATACAATAGTTTTACCATCAGTCCCGTAAATTGGATGTGCAAGATATTCTCTCAAGCTTATGAAATATCGTCCAAATTCCTTTTTCATTGCAGTTTCATATGTGCTTCTTGATGATGCGGAACCAGATGATAGACCAAGTATAATGTAGTGTTTTGCATTTGCGTGTTCTATCATTTTTCTGTGCTGCCTAATCAAGTCATCATTATTATCATAGCCTCCGTTTTGACCGATAAAAATAACCATTAAATAAGGGCTATTACGATTCATGTCAAAATCAGTACGAATTGCAGTTGGTCTATCAATTTTTACCTGCTCACCTGCTTCTTTTCGTGTAAAAGTCCAAATTCCAGTCATGTCTGAGTGATTAGTCCCAGTCCAGTTTAAAGTGCCAAGTACATTGCCGATCTTGCATGGATTTACATGCGCTCCACCCTGCAATAATGGTGTTACTGTATAGCCCCATTCTGTTTTTATGCCACCGTCACTTGATCTTGTTGCTATAGTTACTGGCTCTTTATCGGCAGGAATAGTAATGTTGTTAATCGTCATTATGTCGGCACCTTGACGTGCTACTATTGTTCTTGCATTTTCCCCACCTGTTCCACCGTTATAAAGTGTCATCTTTGCAAGTTCTGCAAGTCGTGAGTTCCAACCTCCACCTGCGGTTAAACTATCTCCCCATGTAACGATATAATTGCCACTTTCTTTTATTTTTTCGTCAATTTCTGTTTTAGTATAGTAATCATTTTTGTTAAAATTTGCAAGCTCTGTTGCAATAACTATATTATTTTTTGTGGTTACACTAATGTTTAGTGTAATTGTGGTTGGCGGATATTTTAAGGAAAAAGTGCCATCTTCATTTGCTACATTTTGAGAGTATTCAGCTCCAAACAATAGATATATTGATTCTTTATCTTTTAATATATCATAGTAATCATCAAGTTTGATGTTTATGATATTTGGATTTCCACACATTTTATTTTTTAAGTCCACATATCTATCACCCCATGCATATTTACTACTAGATAGCTGAAACTTATTTAAAATAAAACTATCAGCATCATTGCCAGAATAATTGCTATTATTCATTTTTATGCTAATTGTTACATGTCTGTTTATATACTGCGTAACATTTAATGTTTGAATGCAAAATACCCATAATCTGTTATCTGAACTTGAAACATTTTTTGCGCCATAATAATTAAATATGATTTCCCCATTTCCAGTATATGGTGATGGTTCAAGAACAGATGGAGTATTCACCGATCTAGCATATAAACTTGAAGGTGGGAAGAAAAATCCGGCATTTATTGGCACTATATTGCCTTCCGTGAGTTGTTCCGTGAGTTGTTCCGTGAGTTGTTCCGTGAGTTGTTCCGTGAGCTGACTAGCAGTAACAAGTCCTTTAACTGGTAATTCGTGTCGCACTCTAATTGAAACGTTCAAAGCACTTGAAACGCCATTTTGATTATAGCTCATGTATGGGATAAGCCATAATTCTTTATTGATAAAATAGTTTTTATTTTCCTTTACGGCATTTTCTAAGTTGTATCCTTGTAAAGAATCACCATACTTAGCTAGTTCAACTCCACCACCCCAATCACTCATATAGTTTAATATTTTCGTAATTGGTTTGACACCACCATCAAAATGCCACGTTCCTTTTAAATCTTCTGGCTTATCCCATTGTACTCTAACGTAAACACCTGCATATTTTGTGCCTAAGCCCTGTTTTTTGTTAATCTTAACATACCCATAATCCTCTCGCTCTAATGTAACCATATTTTGTGTACCATTTTCTGGAACTATATCTCTTACAAAATAGTTATTAAAGCTTAAAACTTGTGAACTGCCAGCGTTCTCAGCGTTCACAGCGTTCTCAGCGTTCACAGCGTTCACAGCGTTCTCAGCGTTCTCAGCGTTCACAGCGTTCTCAGCGTTCTCAGCGTTCTCAGCGTTCTCAGCGTTCTCAGCGTTCACAGCGTTCTCAGCGTTCACATAAAAATTAAATTTTGAAGTATCTTTTATTTCAATTACATAAAATATAAGCTGCGCGTCTTTGCTGAATGATTGCATGTCAATAAAAAAACAAGGTGTACTATTATTTTGTGTCGACTGTTGGAAATCACTTCCATCAATATAATAGTTTTTTGCTTCTTTTGCAGATAGTGTAACGCTAGTATTAGTAATTGAATTATTCCAGTTTCCAAACTTATTGCTTAAACCAATTCTAAATGAAGTTATTTCATCATTTGGATTGTGCAAGGTCACTCTATATCTTTTTGTCGAAATGGCATTTGCATCTGCTAACTTCACAAATATGCCAATATAGGATTTGATTCTGTTGAAGCTCCAAACAACATTTGAATTATTGTCATACTTTGCAGTGCTAATTGAATTTTCATCACCTTTAACAGTTAAAATACTATTTTTTTCTTTTTTTATGGTTAAATTTTCAAAATCCTGCTTTAGTAAACTAACATCTGTACTTAGCTGTGCATAGTCGGATGGGATATTATCCTTAACCTGATCAACGATTTTCTGCGTGGCATTAGCGATAGCATCGTTAATGTCACTCTTGGACATGTCAGAGCCGTCTGGCACTGCGGCAGCATCTACAACCATGATGATAGGGGCAGACTCCACTACCTTGTCGCCAGATTTTACCTTGACCTTACATCTTACCTTGCCTGCTACAGCCGTCATCTGCTGCTGTATAGTCACAGTTACAGTGCCGTTGGAGTATGCGCAGGTATACGAAAAAAACTTGCCATCAGGCTTACCACCCTCAAAAGTTACAGCCGCAGAGGTGGGAGCAGTCCACTTGCCAGAGGATGTAAATAAGTTAAAAACAAGTGTTCTTCCTATATCATCATATTGTGATACATTGATGATGATTGGGAGGGCTCTCCTTGGGGTCATGTCCAGCTCATAAATTGCTTTAATCATTTTGTTCTCCTCTCAAAATTTTTTCGTGATTTTGTACCACTTTTATGAGATCGGCTATCAGCTCTTCATAGCCAATAGCACCGTAAACTACTTTATCAGCACCTCTAAACTCTTGTAGCAATGCCAGATTATCCATAGATAATTCTTTTGCGGTTTTTTGCACCTCTTGATATACAAGTCCATGATGCACTTTAAGCTCACTATCAGCCTTGTAAGTATACGTCACAGGGTTTAAAGCCATTATCCAGTCTGTGGCGGTATCACAAGATATATCTTCGATGTTATCCTTTAGCCTTTTATCAGATGAGTGCACGATAGTTCCATTTACTGCAACTGTACAAGTTCCTGCCTCTGTATCATTAACCTTTTTCTTCCCAGAAAATGTAAACTCACTTGTCCCAGTAGGCGCAAGATAGTTTTGCAAACGTCCAGTGTAATCATACAAGCTATCACCTGTCGTTACGTCTGAGCCGGAATGAAAATCGCAGTATGCAATACCATCAGCTGAGTCGTTATTGCCGTAAAGCTCAATTCCATAATTGATAAATATTGCCTTATCAAAACACACATCTTGCCGCTCGTATATCCCTGTATCTTTGTTATATGCTCCACCCTGCGAATACATAGAGCCAATTTTAAAACGTCCGTCAGTGTTAATATACCCTGCACCAACTTTAAGCAAGCCAGAGTTTATAGTTACTTCGCCTGAGTCCATATCGGCACAAAAAAGAGTCTTTTCAGTGTTATCTACAACCTTTAGCTGTCCAGTATCTATATACGCTGCGTTGATGCCCACAGTGTAGATTTTTTGCAAGATTGCTGTACCGCTCCAATCTAAGCCGTTGTAAGTCTCGCCACCATCAATAGAAAAAATTATGCCACCATCATTGATACGAATGATGGTCTGAGATTCTTCAAGGACTGGCTTATCATGCAAAAACCAATCATGTGCCCCACCAGTGCCTTTATCAGTTACATACAAACCGCTGCCCTGCTCTACCTTCTTTACAAGCTCTGCAATCGCTTTCTTTCTTGCACTAGTTTCCTCAGTGATCTTGTCATCTGTGCCCTGCTTGATATCCTCTATAACTTTCGTAAGGCTATTTTTTGCACTTCCTAGCGTGATACTGTCGTAGGCATCATTAAGCACGTTATATACCGTCTTAATTACCTTTGCTTTTGCGCTGATCTCCAAAGGTTCAAAATATACTGATACTGTATCGCAGAGGTTGACCGCTTCTAACAGTGCAATGTCCTTGTAGCCCTCAAATTGCGATAGCATAACAAACGATACATCAATTGATACATCAGGCACTCCAAATCCTGTTTGCCGCACGTAGGCTTGTGCTTCTTCTCTTAGCTGCGCTTCTGTGGGTTTCCCCTCAAAGCTAGCTGTAAAATCATGTGGTATGGTACGCTTGTAAGGGAAATTATTTGCCTTGTCGCTGCTTATCGTAGTCTCTGGTAGTGTTACAACTTCGCCTGTCTCCTCGCTTTTCCAGTAAGGGCATATACCTGTGATAGTGTTTGCTATAGACTCCTCCTGCTTGATATCAGTAAGGTTTTTGCCATATCGGATTGTTACACCCTTATCAACTCCTCTGTGATCATGCAGCTTTACAGTGTAGCCGTTAAACTCGTACTCTCCAAGGTAGGTATCTAAGATACTGCCAGATATGCCACCCAAAAGCGCGCGGCATGATGTAGGCACATCAAAGGACATCTTTGCTTTAGTTTCTTTACTAGTCCAAAACGTAAAGGGATTGTCCTCAGCAGAGTTATTTTTCAGTTTTTCCATAGCCTCAACCACATTTGATGCCGTAAATGGCTTCACGGGTATATATGATAGCTGATAAGATATGTGTTCTGCCTTTACTGTAACTTTGCCGTTAAACGGCTTCGAAATATAGTAGATGCGGAATGGCTCAGAGTCTTTTCTATAGGCTGGCACGGCCTTAATAATGTGATTGAGAAGAAGTTCTTTGAACCTTTTCCCTGACTGTGGGTACACCATTTCAAGCTCATAACTTCCGTTTCTCTCCTCTGTAACCTTACAAGAGATAGCTTCCGATAATGTCCCTAATCCTTGCGTTTTGAACGTTTTTTCAGTTGCTCCGTATAAAATCGGGTTCATATCGTCCACCACCTCCCTTGTATTTCTACTGATGTAATTGCTCCACTGAAAGATACAGCAGTTTTTCCTGCCGCAAGCACTGGGAATCCTTTTGCAAGTGTTACAGCCGCATTACAATTGTCATTTCCCTTGTAGCAGTCCATAATATCACTGTCTATGTCTATGTACTCGTTAATTGCAGATATATCTACTGTATAAGCTCCTATAGTAAGCTTTCCTGCCCCTGTTCCGTACACTCTGATCAGGGGCTTTGAAGGAAATCTTGTAGGGTTGAATATTTCTCCTGCGCCTGAAAACTTTTCCTTCCATTCACCAGAAAAGAGATACTTTTCTGGCTTGCAATCAAATGAAACCGTAGCTTTTGCACTCCTATTCCATGTTCCAGTATCATAGCTAATGGAGTCCGTAACCAGTGCCATCCTATAGTACTCTGGATGGTGGGAATCTTCTAGCCTGCAATACTCTGTAGGCTGCTTGAGCCATGCGCTGATCGCATCCACAAAAGCTTCAAAATCATTTTTGCACACTAAGGTGTAATCCAGTTTAACATTTTCAAATCGTCCATTATCCTTGATAAGATCGCCATTTCTTCCAGTGATGGAGTACTTTGTTACATCACGCTTTGGTGTATCGTAGGACTTCTGTCCGCCCACCAGAAGTCCATAGTTGGCAGAGGATTCACCGTTATAGATCAAAAAATGTATCATGCAAAAACTCTCCTCTCCCTGTCGTAATCATTCGCCATTCGCCTTGATACCTCGTCCACTATCTCATCCGCAAGCTCTTCTTTGTCTTTGTTATAACCATTGATATTGATAGTGATTGGTGGGCGGTTCTTTCCATTTCCGTTGATCTTCTTAGCAAGGGCATTCAGCCAACCTTCCGATTTTTCAAGTGGCACGACTGCCTCATCTCCTGCACCTTCCAAGTAGCCTTTCTGCCCTTTGCGAAGTATGCCGCCCTCTTCAAGCTGGCTGATTCTGCCAAAACTCACTGGCGAAATGTTAATACCAAAATGGCTACCACCGATGCCAGGAACCCATTCTGGAACTGAAACAGAAATCCTATTCATTGCACCCACGATTGCATTCAAGCCTGATTCTACGAAACCGATTGCTCTATTGATCAATCCAATAACTGCATTGATAGGAATTTTTGCCGTTCCGACTATTCCACCAAATACAGTGCTAAATGTATTGACAATTCCATTCCACGCTTCACTCCATTTGCCCGCGAAAATATCAGAAATAAAATCTATCATGCCATCAAGCATAGGCTTTAAAACGGTATCATATAAGCTTGTAATGGTCGAAAAGGCGGTTTCTACATATCCAGAAATTGCAGAAAAAACAGAATCAAAAGTTGGTTTTAACGTATCTCGCAGGAAATTTCCCAAATCGTCAAATATCGGTTTTAAGGTATCTCTGATATAAGTAGATACTCTATCAAAAGCAGGTACAAGTGTACCATCAATAAATTGCCTGATAGCTTCCCAACATGGCTGTAAATGATTATTCCATGTATCAACGATACCTTGAAAAGCCATTTCCACAAAGCCTTTGATTGCTGCAAAAGTGGTTTCGAATAGAGGAGCGATATTATCCCGAACTGATTCAATCAGTGCCGAGAATACTGGGTATAGTATTGTCTCCCACACCATCTGTATAGCTTCGAATGTTCCAGATATTACAGTGCTGATTGCATTAAATGTCACTTCAAAAGCAGGTTGCAGATTTGCCACAACCCAATCGTAGATTCCTGCAAATACTGGTAAAAGAACGTTGTTCCAAACGTCCTGAATCACTGTAAAAGCTGTTGTAATAAATTCTTGAATGGCTGTGAATGCTACTTCCACTGCTGACTGAATGCCAGTAATAATACCATTGATCACAGTTCCATCTGTCTGTGCATCGGTTACAATCTGCTCAATTACAGATGCAAGGAAGGAAATTACACCCCCGATTACATCGCCTGCAATTTGAATAGCCGCTGCAATACCATCAACGATTGCTCCAAGGACTGTTATTGCTACCCCGAAAGCATCTGCAGCACTGCCAGAATCAAGAAAGTTAGTAACAAGTTCTATAAGATAGCTTTTCAGGCTTTCAAATGCCGTCATCAGTGGCATAAACGCATTGATAATGCTGCTAAATGCACCAGACACAGCACTTGTGAGCTGTCCTATCCACTCCATGATCGGCAAGCTACCAATAAAATCAAATACCGCTGTTGCAACAGAGGAAAATAATTTGAAATTATTCAAAAGGTGTCCTGCAAAGATTTTTGCAAGGGCTGTAAGTGGGCCAGAAACAAATTTGCTTACAATTTCTCCTGCCGCTGAGATACCCTGTTTTAAGGTGTCCACTACACTTTTAGCCGCAGACATTTTCCCTTGTGCTTTTTCCATTGCAGAGGAAGAATCTTCCGTTACTCCTAAAAAATCTTGCACTATTTCAACGAGTGGCTCAAATACCGTAAATAGCTCTTTTACTGCACTTCCCACACCTGAGAAAGCTGTGGAAGCTGTCTTTTTCAACTGCTTAAACCATGATACAAGAGGTAGCTTAGTTATAGAGCTAAGCTTTGCAAGTAGCTTAGTAAACGCATTTTCAGCTACTTTTCCAACCGACTTAACCATGCCAAGAAGTCCACCACTTGATAGTCCATTAGTCAGGATTGATACCGACTCTGAAATAAGATCAATGGCAGCCTTTAATTTACCAGAAAACAAATTGTAAAAGGCTAACTTTAAGCCGTCCATTGCAGAATCAAGAAGAGTCATCGAACCTTCGAGGTTATCTAACTGTGTCTGCGCCTGCTGTGCTGCTGATCCACTCGCTGCCGCCAGAGACTCCTTGAAGCTATTGGTTTTCTCAGCAGATACAGCCGCCATCTTGTTATAAGCGTCCAAACCTTGCACACCAAAGATAGTATTAAGGGTTGCGTTCTTCTGCTGATCTGACATGCCAGATAATGCCCCTGTGAGATTATCTACCACATCGTTAAAATCACGTGCAGTTCCATCCGCGTTATATGCAGATACCCCCAAGCTATCCAAAGCCTTTTTAGCCTGATCTGTAGGTGTGTAAACCTCGGACATTGCAGAGTTAAGTGCAGTCGTTGCATTTGAGCCAGTAACATTAGCTTCTGCCAGCTTCAACAGAGACAGCGTTACAGAGTCCGAAGCTTGCCCGTAAGCTGAGGCATTGGCAGAGACACCAGATAATGCCTCGCCTAATGCGCTTACATCAGTATTTGCAAGGGTAGCACCCTTAGCCATCAAATCTGCATAGTATGCCGCGGACTTGCCCTCTTTACTAAAGCCTTTCAGCGATGATGTAAGGTATGTGGCAGAAGATTCCATGGACATTGCGCCAGCTGAAGCAAGATCAAGCGTTGTGCTTAAAAGGGTAGCTCCGTTGGCATCTTCGGTAAGGATATCGCTTGCAGACATACCTGCCATTGCAAGTATATTGATACCTTCGGCAGCTTCGGTGGCTGTGAATTTTGTGGTCGCTCCCATTTCCTCAGCCGCAGCCTTTAAATCACCAATCTGGTCTACTGTCTGACCTGTTGTCGCTGCAACCTGTGAGATAGCTGTATCAAATGACTTTCCAGTCTCTACTGATGATGATATAGCACCTTTCAGTAGATCAAAGCCTTTAGTGGCTACTGTGCCTATAGCATCTGCTATTAACTTGCCCTTCGCTACAGCACGTGTAGCAAGAGATTCTAAGTCATCTTCCATGCCTGACGAATCAACAGATATCCCTGCAACAAGTTCAAGTATATTCACAGCCTCACCTCCAGTCCTGCCGCTTTAATAATTTTTGTTATGATCTCTTCTGCATCTTCTTCTTTTTTCGGCTCTCCATATGCCGCATCATAATATCGTTGCTTCATGATGTGTCCGCCTGCAAAGTTAGCAGTGTTTTCACAGATTTTTTGCAGCGCATCCGTCACATAAACGCGATAAAGCAGGTTTTCCACATATTGTGCATGTCTGCCTTGCACATACGCGAAAAAACCTGCTAGTGTTCTACCTCTGTAATCTCCTATGCAGAGGTAAAGCACTCTCCGCGTCTCCTCGTCTGCGCTCAGGTAAAAAGCTTTACGAATTCCTCGTCTGACATTAGGTCAGTAAGATCGTGAATAAACGATGCCATGCTCAACCCCTGCTTGTACTCGTCCTCGGTCTGCTGTGAAATAATAGCCATGATCTTAATCAGATCGTCCTTATGTCCTTTGATGAGCGCAGGAATATTTTTCTGAATGCGTTTCAATGCAAAAGTAGTTCTGCTTTCGCCCTCTGGAAGCTCTGCCTTTTTAAAAATTGCCGCTGCTGCTTCATCCATTGCAATATTGGTTACTGGCACAATCAGTTCTGCAAGTACATCAAGTACCTGATCGCCTTTGATATCTGATAATTTCATCACTCGCCACCTGCCTTAACGTATACTTTGTATGGCACTTCGTCTGGATTCTCAAGGCTATAGTGTGCGGTATACTCAAAGGTAAAAGTACCCTTTGCCTTGTCGGTGGTCTGCAAGTTGAAGCCACCTGTTGAAAGTGCATTCTTAATATTGATCGCGATAAATCCACCCTTGCCGTAATCACCCACAAACCAGATATCTGCAAAATCTGCATCTGTAAGTGTTGTACGAGGTGTGATTGTTGCCTTAGACGTGTCGATGTCTGCTGCTGCCGCAAGATTCTTAATTTGTTCTGCTGTTACTGCTACATAAGTACCTGATACCTTAATTTCTCGGCTATCAAGCTCTTTCAGCTCCTTGGTGTTCTTCGGGCAGTTATCAATGTCCTCGCCATAATCCGTAAAAGATGGAGTATCAGAGAAATTGATACCGCCAGAAGTTGCACCGATAATATTTGTTGCAGTAATTGTCCATGTCTGAGGATCAAACTCGGACATTAAAATGCCTGCATTCATTTGGATATGCTCAAATACTTTATCTGGCAATTTTGTTGCTGCTTTTCCCATTTTGATTACCTCGTTAAATATTCAAGTGTGACGTTGCAATATCTGCGCTTAACTGTCGGTGATGTCTCATCCGTGAGGGACTGACACCACGGAACACCAGTTTTTACCCAGATCAAGCCCTCGTCACACTCAATCAAATCATGTTCTAAGATATATTTTCTAAATTCCTCGGCTTTTTGGTTGGGGATTGACTCCGATTCCGTCCAAAACCACATATTGACTACTATAGCCACGTCCGAATCCCCGAAGCTGCCTGTGATATACTCATAGGTCAGCCACGGGAAAACTGTGTCGTCTGGAACGGATGTGGAAGGATAAGCCGTCATGCCAAAAGCCGTAAACCATGCCTGTAGCGCCTTATCTTTACTCAACTAACCCTGTCTCCTTCCATGCCTTATGCAGTTTGTCACCGTTCCATGCAATCCAGTCCACCATTTCTTCATTCATCGCCCATGCACCGACAATGCTGTGTGAGCTAAAAGCAAGCCCTGACTCTGCGAGGAAAGCATGAACAATCTCGTGCCTTAAAACCTGCTTTACTAGTTCCTCTGGCGATGTTGCAATTGGATCGTTGTCGGGATCTGTCTCAGGGTCTACATAGTAAATTTTCTTTCCAAAGAAATCGCACCATCCATCAGTGCCCTCACATGTCTTATATTGGTCGCGGCTTACTCTGATGATTTTGTAATTGCAACCCATTACGTTTACCTGATCCATCATGTCGTTAACTCCCATTTTTCTGCTGTCACCTGCGCCATATCTAATCCCGATACCTGCGGTGATACCTTGTCTCCTGCATCAGAGGTTACGCGGAAGGTCTTGCCGTCCGAAAGCCGCTTAAAAACGTCATGATATGCAAGCTGACATGATCTATGAGTTGTAACCGTAAAAACGCTTGTTACTCCTGATTTCTCAGCAACACGAGCGTCTAGGGATGTATCACGGCTAATAGCTGCCTGAAAGCCTGCCCCTTCTACCCATGTAGTCTGAAAGCCTCCTGCGCCATCTGGCACACGTTTTTTTTCAATCAGCCTGCAACTTTCCATCATATTTTCTACAAGTTTCATATCTTCCTCCATGTGTTTAGGCGGCTTCTAAAAGCTTCCTGCCACGTTGCAGTACCGGTATTACCTTGCGTAGCTTTGGTGTAGCTGTAACCGCCAAAAGATTCTGACATATACGGTGTAGGATCACCGTACTTTTCTTGCCATGCTGCAATATCACGGCTTAGCTCCACAACCTCTTGTGGGATTGCTAGGGCTGATATTGCCCCAGTGAACGTCTCATTTACACGCTCACAAGGGAATTGATACACACCATCGTTAAACACTGACCCCTCTACCAGAAAGTATTGTCCTTGCTGTAGGAAGTCGATAGAATGCTGTACCCCATCACTACCTACGCAAGTGATCTCGTTTCCCTTGATGGTGTATGTATTTTCTCTATGATCAACCACAAAAAAATTGCGAAGGTGTTTTAATACCAGATACAGCATCAACCTGTCCCTCCTTAGCCTAAAGACTTGATACGAGCAATCGGAATTGCCTTGTGATCAATCTTCTGAGTTTTTTCTGCGTTTTCAACAAGTGTCCAATTCGAAGCTGTTTTAAAATCAGCTGGCATTGGAGACGTTGTGGTTGTAGGCTGCTTATAAGTGATTCCTCTCGGAGCAATTGCCTTGCGCTGACGGGAGATCAAAAAATCCTGTCCACCGTACTCAAACGGGTCACGAGTTGTTTCATTTGGCACTGCTGCGCCAATATCACAATAATCAAATGCACCTCGCCCTAAAATATAAGTTGTGTATGCGCCTGTATCAGAATCGAACGGAGCATCATCATCGATTAGCACGGTTCTGCCGTTCCATGTAGCAAGTGTCAGATCTTTTTCAACTCCGTTTGCATCTACACCCTTGCCGTACTGTAATACCTGCAAGTTCTCAAGATTAGTAGCTACCTGAGAATGCGCAATCACAAGCGAAAAAATATTCTTGTTTGCACCTGCTGCTTTCTGGATAGCATTATTAAGTGTGGTTACACCCACAGTCTTTTCACCTGCCTCAGTGATGTCAAGTGTGTGTGCTTCAACAAACTTGGCATCATCCGTTTCTGTCATGCCAAAAATACCTTCAAGGACAGCTAAGATATTAAGCTGTAGGTTATCATCCCAGTAGCCAGATACCTGCTTTGCAATATCTACCATAAAATCATGTCCCGTGATATCTCTAGTAAAGTCCTTCTCTCCCCACGAATTGGCTCTACCATAAGCTACAATACCCTGCATATAGCTATCAATACTATTAGGTGTAATCGTAGTTTTGCCATCGTAGTTTTGAGCATCACCGCCAATTAAGCCAACCATGGGCAATACAACGTAGTTGCCGCCTGTCTGATCTGCAAGTAATGTTTTAAGCTCGTCTCTAACGTTAAAAATACCTGCTCTTAAAAAAGCGTTCTGCTTAATTCTCGGTACGGTTTCGAGGTATTTTCCAAATACCTCACTATTAAAGTGTTTGTTATCAAATACTGCCATGTATTACTCCTTTACTTAGAGAGCCATGTCTTAACTTCTGGTGCGTCTGGGTGCTCATTTGCATACTTCATCTTTTCCCCAAGACTCATCTTTTCAAAACTGCTCGACTCATCGTTTTTCGGTGGGTTCGGAAGGTTTGCCCCCTTCTTCTGCGTATCCACGATGTAATCTTTGTATTCTGTCTTGATGGACTTCGTAAGCTCGTCAGCTCCTTCAATCTTGCCATCTTTGAGCTTGATATCGGAAATCTGCTTTGTGCTCGCCCTTACTACCAGATCAACCAACTTATTGGAAACTCCTGCATCAGTAAGCAACTGCTTGTAAGCGTTTTCTTTCGCTGTAAGCTCTGCCGCCTGTGCCTGATCGCTCTTATACTTTTCAAAAGCATCATGCTCGGACTCATACTTGGTTTTCCACTCGTTTTCCTTGTCGCTGTTGCCCTTCTGAGCTTCGGCAAGCTGAGTCTTTAAGGTGTCACGCTCGGTCTTGATCGCGTCTACCTCAGCGTGTGCTAGCTCAAGGATCTCAGAAATTTTCTCCTCATCGGTTGCGTTTTGGTTTTTAATGATCTCTCTAAAATCTGATTTTTTTAATGCCATTTTGCTATATCTCCTTTGCTTTGGTGGGCTTGCTTGCCCTATAGCCGTATCTGCTATGCTGTGCAGCTATCATAAGCATATTCCACTTTTTGATTGCTGTTGTATCAATCAAAAAAACTATTTCAAGTAAAAAGGAGAGCTTCTCAGCTCTCCAAATTCTCTCGTATGATCTTCGCATACTCATCTGTATGATTTGCAAGCGCAGGTTTTAGATATGGTCGCGCTTTCTGCCCATTCGTCATGTGCCAGTTGCCCTTGCTATCCTCGTATACCCACGAGGTTTTTCTACCCCCGTCAGCATACTTTCCAGTTCCTAACTCAACATACGGTGCATACTCTACATTAGAACCTATCAGTACCTTGTTATCTCCGTCCATCTGGTGTGTGATGCTATTGCGCAGGTTTCCTGTGTCGACTGGACATTTCTCCTTGGCATATCGTTCTGCTGTCAGTCCGCACTCCTCTAGTGCTTTTTTGATTTGATCGCGGCTGGCACGGATAACAGCATCAGTATTATCAATCTCAATTCTTATGCTACTTCCCATGTCTCTGCCTCCATTCTTTATAACTTTTTACGCTGTGATCGTTTCTTCTCGTCTGATCTGCGTGTATTGTGATTGCTACCATAGTACAGCGGCAGTTGTATACCTCGCACGGCTTGCCTTTAGGGTCAGCAGGGTACATACAGCCGTTTGGGAATGGTTCATCATACCTCACCCTTACTCCGTTTAATTGCCTGTGTGAATTTCTCACTCGGTTATCGTTTGCCGACATCCATTCTTTCTGTATTTCAATCCCTATGGCAGAGGCACGGTTATAGCTTTCTTGCCGCCCACCATTCTGTGCGCCTGTTATCATCGTCCTTGCAGTTCTGATAGCTGCGCTGCGGTTCATGTTGGTTACGTTTTCCAGCCGTTTTGCTAAATCGCCCACCGCATCCCCTTGTAAGATACCTTGCAGCACTGCATTCTGCACCTTTTGGCGATTCCATCGCTCATCCTTTGGGATATCTACTCTTGCAGGTGGTAACAGCTCAATCTCACCCTCAGACAGCCTCCTGATTGTGTCCTCATCCAGAAGATCAAAGCTTATGCCGCTTCCCTTCTCAATCTCATAGGCTGAGTAGTTGTAGTTTTCGCGGAACACCTCAGGGGTAACGTTATTGATATAGTCAGCCGCCAGTTTGTTTGCATCAGTAAGTCGCCTTGCCATCTGATCTCTCAGAGCTTCCCACCTTGCCCCTCGTGCTACCTGATTGCTGACCCACTGGAAGAACTCTGCATCTGTATATTTCCCTTCCATGTATGCGTTATACTCTTTCAGGTAGCGTGATTGGAACGTCTTAAAGTACTCCGTAGCCTTTTCTTTCAGCTCTTTGTGTGCTTCCTGATATACCTGTTGTAGCCGCTTTTCTACCTCTCTCAGCCTTTTTTCTGTGTATTTGTCGGAGTAACTACTCACTTAGTATCAGTCCCTTCATCTTCGTTATCCTCGTCCTCTTCATCGTCTGCTGAAAATCTCTTAATTTCTTCTGCCTGCCGCTTTTCGATTTCTGCAATAGCTTCCTCAGGAGTAAGGAACGGAAGATGTTGCAGAACGCACTCGTCAGAAAGATAGTTTGCAGCTGATAGCACCATGTTTGTTTGCTCGTTTTGGTTTACAACTCTGTTCCAAGTAAGAGTAGGATTGTCGCTGATTCCTGCGAGTTCAAGAATCTTTTGCACAAAATCCAAAACATAATACTCAAAATCCGCACACTTATTATCTTGCGACTGATAAGCCGCCTGGATCTCCTGCGTAGTCTTTGCAGCTGCCGAGAGAGTAGAAACGTCCAGAGCTTGGAAGTCCTCGTATATATCACGTCTGAGAATTTCCAACATGGTATTTCTTGCGTCCGTGGGAATCTCTAGTGTATGAGCTTCTACTTCTGTGCCATCCTCAACTGCAGCTGCTCTTACGGACTTCATACGCTGAATGAATTTTGCAAGGTCTGGGTCGTCCATGCCTCCCTCATTTTTCAGTATCCAGTAGAATCCTGCGGTATCATCAATATCATTTGCAAGCCCACTCTTGATATAATCGTAGCAATCTATACTCTCTTTGATTCCCACTAATTCACTCTCTTGTGAGTCGTTGGCATATAGTGGGATGATCGGCAACCCTGAGTAGTTGCTTTCAATTTCCTCATCTACTCCTACAGCCGTGCGTTTGATTGTCTTGATATAGCCATGTTTTCCATCCTTCGTCCTCACTGGGTCGTTGTTGGTCTGAATGTAATCGGTATAACCGTCTGGCTCATACAGCGTACAGTGGAAGACAACGTCTAAACCAATTTGGCGATACCAATATCTAATTCCTGCCATCAACTGTGAAGTCTCTTCATCGTACAGAGGGCAGAATCCTGGCTGCGATGGTGTATCAGCGTACCCGAATACTTCCAGATGGTCTAAGTTCCAAAAGCCAAACGCTCTACCACCTGCCATAGCTCTTTTCGCTGCAAGCTGTAACTTAAAATCAAAATCTTTCCCAAGCTTTTCTTTGTTCTCTGGCTTCTCCAACTTCAAACCGTTTCCTAGTACATACTGCACTTGCTGTTGGCATAGCCTGCGGAAAAAGAGTGTTTTGAGCTTGTAATTTGCTGAGAAAATATCTTTTACTCGCTTACCACTTACCGTATATAAAAACTTCTGGAATTGCTCTATTGTTGTGTTGTGCTTGTTGTAGTACCGCTCACCGTCTTTGGCTTCTGCATACTCTTTCGTCCCTCTAAATTCTGCCACAGCTTCTACGCAGAAATCGCCCTTACCCTCGTCTGGAACGTTTACTAAATCTTGATATGTTTTCAATCTAATCTCCTTATAGCATATAATTTCCCTGCCGCATTTTGGCATCTAATGCAGCTTGCGTTTTAACTGCAATTCTCTTTGTTCTTGCGAAGTATCTAACAGCGTCCATGCAGTGGTCGGTTTCCTTCTCTGGTTTTTCTTCTCCACGCTCTAAGGCTTTTGCGTTCCAAGCGTACACACCAAACTCCTGTATTGTGTTTTTGCACCTGCGCATAAATTTAAGCCTCTTGCGCTCTAAAAGGTTTGATACATCAGCGATACCGTTTATCACATCGTTGTCGGCATCCTTTGCATGTAAGCCACGCTTTCTTATTTCGACTTTCAATGCAGCTGCGGAAGGGTCGATGATAACTTGCTTTGGGTCTGCATTCCTTTCTCCAAGCATCTGCACGAGTCCGTCTACAAGCTCCGCAACAGTCTTCTGTTTGCGTTCTTCTCGTCCACTGTAATAATACTCGCTGAGGCATAACCAATCGTCTGTGCCTGCGATTCTGCGCCACAAAAGAAAAGTTGTTGCATTCTGAATACCGAAGTCGGATGAAACAAAGTAGTCTCCTATGGTTTCTGGTTCTTCGTCCAGAATATTAGCGTCTGAAAACATATCATATACAAGACCTTCGGCAGTTACCCACAAGCCAAGAATGTAGAGATCGTAGAAAATGCCAGAAAATGTTGACTCATAGCCTTTCTTGATCTCCTCAGACAGACCTGGGTTGTCGTCCATCAAGAAATGCAATCGCAGTGCGTTATGCTCTTTGGCTTTTAATATCCAATTTTGATAAAACCAGTGCATTTGACCTGCTGGGTTGCAATTAAACCAATACTTTCGCCCACTCACTGAACAACGTGCTAATGCCTGTTCGACAAATGATCTCGGCATTAATGCCACCTCATCCAGAAATACACCTGCTAAAGTAACACCCTGTATCTTTTGATATGATGCCTCGTCTTTGCCGCCATAAATGTAAAAAGTGTTGGTATGCTTTCCGTCACTGATAACCAGATCACCCGATGCTATATGCAGCTGCATGGAAAAGTGTGTCTGCATATAAGCCATTGCCATAAGCGGTCTAATGACATTTCTCAGACACGTTTTATCAGTCTTGGAACAGATGCCGAAATTTTGTTTGTTGAATCCTCGCATCGCCCAGAGAACGAAAGCCACCGACATTACAGAAGTCTTTCCGCTTCGCACTGATCCATCACAGATGAGCGCATCGTAGCTGCTGTTTGGAAATGCCAAAACCTGTAACTGCTTTTTGCTAAATTTCGCTACTTGCATCATCATCCTTTTCAAGTGCTTCAAGCGCAAGTGACAATGGATCTTTTTCTAGTTCCTGCACCTGCACAACTGCTTTATCAGTCTGTCCAAGCCACTGCTTGCCAAGCCAAATTGCCATAGCTGCGCTTTTTTCTGCCAGCTGTAGCTGATATCGTCTCAGCCTGATCTTCCCGTTTGAGCTTTTCTGCTGATACACTTCCATATACGGCAAGTTATATGTCCTTTTGCACCAATTGTCTAATGTTTTATCTGTTACATCAAGCACTGCACATATTTCTTTTTTGGTGCAGAGTAGTCCGCACAAGCCTTCAAAAGTCTTTCTATCAATCTGTTTTACTGGTCGTGCCATTTTAGCCCTCACTTTCTAGCAATACTGCTTTTTCTCCTGTATAGGTCTGCCACCTATCTATTATCGCGTCCGCATATTTAGGATCATACTCCATCACGTATGCAGTTCGCCCATTTTGCTCACATGCCATTATCGTTGTTCCGCTTCCCCCAAATAGATCAAGCACTTTGTCACCTGATCTTGTACTATTTTTGATTTGATAGTCAAACAATGGGATTGGTTTCATCGTTGGATGAATGTCATTTCTTATAGGTTGATTAAATTTTAAAATTGTCGTTTGTTTTCTGTCACTCATCCATGTATGCGCTGCGCCATCTTTCCAACCATATAAGCACGGCTCATGATTCCATTGGTAATCCTGTCTCCCCAAAGCGAATGTGTTCTTCTCCCATATAAGGTTTTGCCTAATTTTCCATCCTGCGTCATTACATGCGGATTCAAAGTTAATTGCTTCGCTAGATGCATACCAAATATAAAAAGCAGCCCCCTCACGCATTACATCGTCTGCATTTTTGAATGCATCCCTTAAAAATGTTCTAAAATCCTCGCTATTTAAATTATCATTCTGGATTTTAAGATTGTCTTTTGTTTTCCCTTCATACGATACATTGTACGGTGGATCGGTTATCAGAATATCCATTTTGCACCCCCCCACCAGTTGCAAAACGTCTGTTTTCTTCGTACTGTCTCCACACATCAGTCGATGCTTTCCTAACTGCCATATCTGTCCTGTTTTTGCCCTTGGATCTTCTGGAAGCTCCATTTCATAATCATCTTCTTGTGCTTCAAGTTCTTCTTCAAGATCATCTAATACATCTTCAAAGCCGAAAGCTCCCATATCTACATCAAGAAGTTCTTTTAATTCATCACTCAGAAATTCAGTCTCCCACTCTGCCTTTTCAGCCGTTTTGTTATCTGCCAACCGAAATGCCTTAATCTGCTTTGGAGTAAGATCATCTGCAATAATGCATGGGACTGTCTCTAGCCCAAGCTGTTGTGCTGCCTTGTATCTAGTGTGCCCTGCTACAATCACATTTTTCTTGTCGATGATAATTGGAACTTTAAAGCCAAATTCCTTGATGCTATTTGCCACATACGGCACTGCATTATCATTCATTCTTGGATTCTTTTCATATGGTTTCAAATCCGTGATTTTTAAATCCTTGATTTCCATTCCTTCTCCTTTCTAATACAAGAAAAGCCGCCTTTCCAGACGGCTATGCACCCTGAGGGTGTGGCGAACCAGAATTGCACTGGGGGAGTGTATCAACTCAGCCACTTTTACCGCCTGTGGCTTATAGGAGGTGTATAGAGTCGTCAACAGCTTTCTCCGTACTCCCATATTGTAGAACTAATTTTGATTGTTGTTGTATCAATCCAATTAAAATCCTGCAAAATATCCGACTTTATTTACAAACTCACTTTTCCACCTTTTAATCGTTACCTCAGAAAAATGTAACTCGTTTGCAACCTTTAGAGTGCTATATCCTTTATAAAATATTAAATAGATTGCTTTATTTCTGTATTCCCAGTTATCATATACGGCTGTTGCCTTCACCGCCTTTTCCATCGCTTTCTCGATGTTCTGGAGCTGTGGGGAGCTGTGCCGCCCCCTCGCGCACTCCTTGATCAAACTCAAGACTACATTGTACCACCAATTAGTGTACCTCGCTTTGTTCAATCATCATCACCACCTGCTGCACACAATGCAAAAACGATAGTTACAATGATTCCTGTAAATACTCCTGCTACAAATACTGCAATTTCCATGTTTAATCCTCCTTCAGTTTTTCTTTTCCTTCCGTACCCGTTCCACCTGATATAAAAATCTGCGATACGGCATATTGCACTGCCTTGCACCTTCTGCTATCGGGATTCTTCCGCTATCCACTTTTGCGAAAATTTCATAAAAATTATCTGGAAGAGGGCAATGTGGAGAGCTTTTTTTACTTTCTCCTCTGGCTTTAAGCTGCTCATTTGCATATTTTGTAAATGTTGCCTGTGATACCTTACATCTCTCAGCAGCATCTACTCCGCTTAACTTGCCATCTCTCCATTTCTGATAATTTTCTTCAAAATTTTCAATTTCAAGTTTCTTTCTGTTTCTGGAATATCCTGTGTGCTTTTCTCCTCTGGCTTTTATCTGCTCGTATGCGTACTTTTCAAAAGTTACTGCTGCTACCCCGATTATCTTTGCCCCTTCTGCGGTTGTAAGCTTTCCATCTCTCCACTGTGTATAGATTTCTTCTGGTAGCTCTGCCTTGCGTTTAAATACCTGCTTTGATTTTCTCTTTGTGCGCTCTCTGGTCTTTGCTCCATTTTCTGGAGATTTTGTGGCTTCTGCTCCATTTTTCCGCATTTCTGGTTTTTCCCAGTGCAACCAGTTCTTGTACATTGGTCGGTTCTCGTACTTCTTCCCCCACATCCCCAAGTCCATGTTGTGAGCACGAACATCTGCTACAGCCGCGGCTTCCTCACGTGTAGCAAATAATCTTGTGCCTAGGTCGCTCTTTTTCCAATAGAATAAGTTATTGGCATTGTCGCCCACCTCTCTGTGTAAGCACACGGATACGCAGCCTAGCCCACCACTTTTCCACTTGTACGGAGATTTTACAATACTCTCCACCACCTCAAGCCCATAGTTTCTAAAACCTTCCAGTCCCTTATATCTCATCGTGTAATCGCTTGTGTAGTACTCACATACACAATATACCTTGTCTCCAATTTTTGGACTCCACTCTGTCATGACTGTGTTTTTCTCCCTTCCCAGTAATCAATCAACTCCTGCTCCTTCTCTGTGTAGTCCCAGCACATTTCTGTGTCGTCCAACCAGATAGCAGAGCACTCTACTCCATTGCAATCTGTGAATCTGTACAGCCCTGCACCCAGAAACAGCTTGATTTCTGGCACTAACACATGCGCAGACTCTCTTGCGTACTTTGTATCGTGCATTAACTTCATTTCTTACCTCCTGTAATTCTTCCCAAAAATCACTTTAAAATCTTCATTGGGATATCTTCTTTCAAATGCTTTCTGCCCTTCTTCATGCAGCTTTTCCGCTGCTTCCTTGCAAAAGTGTACACCGCAGGGCGGCTCGTTATGGTGGCTATGGCATAGCCAAACCTTTAAGCCGTACTTCTCGGATAGCTTTCTGTTTGCCGCCCCTCCGAAGATGTGGTGCATTTCAAGCCCTGTGTCTGGCAGGGACATTTCTGCCCCTACCAGTTCTCGGCAAATGTAGCATTCCTTGCGATTCTGCAAAATGCTCTTAGCCATTCTCCTCCTCCGTTACCTCTCTTGTTAAAATATACAGCTTATTGTAATCCATCGTTACCTTGTGGACTCTACCGCCTCTCTGAGTCTCAAGCTGTACCACATGTGGATACTTTGCCATTACTGCATAGCATCTGCTGCTATACTGGTATGTTACAATCTTCTGATTCTCATCGTAAATCGGCTTCTTTCTCACGATTGTGAGAATATTGCCTACACTCAAGCCGTTCTTAAATGCCTCAATCTGCTCGGCTCTTATCGCCCGCATATATTTTGGGTAGTCCTCTGTATAACCTGGATGCCCTGCTTCTACATATCCTGCTGCTCCACTCATTTGATTTCCTCTTCTGAAAAAGCATAATCTTTGATTTTTCTGTCCACGAATCGAATCTGGCTTGGGTTTACCTCGCCCATCGTGCCGTCCTCATACTCCACAAGCCCAAATATCATGCTCATTTGTCCCTCTGGGCAACCGCCAATGTACAAATCTGCTGCAACAGGCTTTGCAAAATTTCCCCACATATGGAATAACGCTTTCTTTTCTTCGCCATTTGTGGTTACAATGCATGGGCGAACTCCAAAGTTAATTTCTATATCCATAATATCCTCCTACATGAAATCAAATATTGATAACTGCCCTTCTGGCAATTCCTTTTTATCTTCTCCCAACAGCTTCATAATTTTTTCTTTGCACTCTTGGAGCGAATTTAAAATGCGCTCTGGTTTCTCGTATCTGCGCATATATACAAGATCTTCATGTTTCGCCATATCTTGCAGCCCCTCTACTGGTAGCATTGCTATTTCTGCATCCATACCCAGTACCTTGTAATTGGCTTTCACGTACTGATACACAGAGCTTTCAAGGCATATCCGCAGAGTGTTTGCCGCGTTTCTTCTGATTTCGTCAGGTCGTGCCACATAATTGTTATCTACAAGGTCAGGGACAGGGCGGTTATATTCTTCGGGGTATTCTTCGGGCTTCAACTCATGCTCACATCGCCAACGTAAGTCCATAATGTTTTTTCGTTCCTCATTCATCGTCCATCCGTCCGACCACCACCAGTCATTGCCGCCATAGGTTTTGAGTTTCTCCCAGTGTTGGAAAGCCTCTGCCATCTTTTGTTTGATTTCCTGTGGCTTATCCATCCTCGCGCCCTCCTTTTACATATTTCACATAGCCCAAACGTCCTCTCGTGTAAAAATGGGTTCTTCTGGCTATGGCATCTGCACTACCATCATCAATGTGGCTCTGGCAGCATTGATCTGCTATCCTTTTAGCTTCTTCTTCACCATATCTGTTTGCATACCAGCCATTACCGCAAATATTGCAGTAATACACCCTGTCAACTTTAATTTGATGTTTCCGAAAATGCCTCTCTATTTCTGAGCTATTTGTCGAATTTTCTCCGCAAACTGGGCAGCAATAATAATCTACACTTCTAATTCGCTTAAACTCCATTGCTTACCTTCTCTCGAATCCTGCTCGCTGCCATTTCTGCATACCCTTCTGTTCTCTGATCCGTTCCGATATACCTCATGCCGTTCTGGATTGCCTCAATCTGCAATCTCTCCTCGTCATACGTTGGTATCTGATAATGGTTCACTTTTAGCTGCTCTGGTAACTGCAAATTTTCTCTTGCCTGCTGTACATATCTACCATGTACCTCTCTAAAGGCGATTCTATCACCCTCTAAGTTCTGGCTATGGCAGAGATTTTTCCAACCCAGACACTTTACAACCTCTTTTGTAATCGGACTCAAGCTCTCAATAGCCTCATCCTCTCGCATATATCCATACTTGTGCATCGCTGTCAGCCACTCAGCCCAACCCTGCTCCCAGTCTGGGAGTTGCGCTGCATTATCCTCTGCACACCGCTTGCGGATATCTGCAATTGTAGGTGGGAAGTGTTCTTCCATGATGTATCGTGCAGCTGCGTTCTGCACCTTCTGCATCGGGATATCTTGCAGCATCTTATACCACAGCTCAACCGCTGCATCAGAATTCAAAAAACCCTTTGTCGGATACGCTGTTTTCAGAATTGTTGTTATCGCCAACCACGCTTCCTTCTCCGGTGTTAAGCCCGTTTTTGATTGCCCAAGACTTGATTCCGTCATATCTGTCATCACCTTTCTTTTCCTGTTCTCTCGTCACTCGGTTACTGTAATTTCCATCCAAAACCTTTACAAAATTATTAGGTTTCACAAACCAATCAAAAGTGATTACCCATCCTTTATCGTTCATGCCCTGCAAAAAGTTACTCGCCTTGATATTTTCGATAGCTTCTAACACTTTATCTTTTCCGTGTTCTCTGATTCTTGCTGATAAGGCTTTGTATCTGGTACTGGATGCACTCATCTTGCTTACTGGCTTGATTCCCAAGCTCTGCAAACCATTCCAAGCCTCTGCTACCTCTTTTACATCAAGTGAGACGCTTTGCGTCTGACAAACTATTTCGTCAGAAATAGTTCCTTCTGTCTTTGCCTCTCCTCTATCCTCTGTCTTTTTCTTTTTCTCTTTGATCTTCTCTGTATCTGTATCTGTCTCTATCTCTTTCTCTATCTCTTTCTCTGTGTTACAGCTTGTTACAGCCACGTTACATTCCGTTACATCCGCGTTACATTGTAACGCTTTTCTGCTTCTATAAGCTCTTACACGTGCTGCACTGGGGTCTTCTGAGCCTGTCAGATTCGTGCATTCTGGCAAAATATACTCATTATCTGCACATTCCTGCATCAATCCCTGTGCAATTAGGAACTGAATTGTTATTTTTACGTTGTCTGGCTCTTCGTCCAGATCAAGCGCAAGCTCATCACAGAAATCATCTTCCACTCCCTCAAAGAAAAGCTTTCCTTCCTGCTTAAGTGCCAGCAAAAGCATTTTAAGATAGATTACTGTGTAGGTATCTCCTCCTGCAATTCTTCTCAGCTTTTTAATGGCTTTCTGTCTAAAAAAATCTTCTGGCAATTTCAGCCAATAATATCTTTTTGCCATCCGTTTATTCCTCCTCTGCCTGCATCACCTGCAAGCCACAGCAAGGGCAGGTTACGGTATTGTATTTAGTATTCTTTGCAAAAGTCGTTTTGTACTCACTCGGTTCTGCATCAAAAATACTTTCACAATACTGGCATGTGAAGCGCTTCGTCTTTAACTTACGGTTGCCATACTTAATAATCTTCATTCTTTACTCCTTTCTTGCCCCTCTGCAATGCCTTTTAGCTTTTTGATGTGCTTTAGGCTATAAGTTATCACCCAAAACCTCAAATTGCTTTAAAAGGCATCTACGAGGGGGTTAAACGTTATCAATAATCTTTCATGTTGTTGCTACCCTTCCAGATAGCAAGCATCCTATCTAATTCTTCGGGGGTGATGGTATCAATGCCCAATGACTCTGCGTCCGATACCGTGCCATGTATCAAATCACTCATTTCTTTCGTGTTGTAGGTGGATGAACCAAAGTAGCAACGTACTGTGCAGCTTTCTTCCCCTTCCTGCAAAACTTCGATATATCGGAATTTTTCTTTCAATATCTCAAGGGCTTGTGTCTTTATCTGCAAGTCTGCGAATATTCCGTACTTCGAAAGCTGCAAGAGGTAGATTGTCCACTTGTCAGAGCTTAACCGCTTTGCGATTCTATCGCACAGCACCCAAAAGTAAGCGTTTGCATCTAAACTGCGCTTCGCCTTGTGCGGCTTGGCAGTGATTATAAGCTCCTGCGCATCCTTAATAGCTTCAATCTCTCGCAATGCCTTTTCCTTATCGGCTATCAGGAAGGTGACTTTTAAGCCACCCTCCATTGTGAGAGATACTGCATCAAACCTTCCTGATACTTCCATGTGTGCCTCCTAATCAATTGAATGGCAATCCCTCATCTTCAACACCGTCAGGCACATTCAGCCATCCACTCTTGTACTGACTTGGTGGTGTGTTCTTCTGTGCCTCTGCCATAGCAGGATGAGGTACGTATGACTCGCCCTCGCTTCTCTTCTCGCAAAATTCCTGCGATTCGATTACCACATCAGTGGTGTACACCTTCTGTCCCTCTCTATTGGTGTAGCTGCCTGTCTGCAAGTGTCCTGTTACAAGCATCTTCATTCCCTGATGCATATACTTCTCGCAAAACTCTGCTGACTTGTCAAAAGCTACACAGTTTAAAAAATCTGCTGTCTGATCTCCCTGCTTTGTCTGGCTTGATGCTCTGCGATCTACTGCCAGAGTGTATCTAGCAACCGCCATCTGTCGTGCACCCTGATTCGTGTATCTGACTTCTGGATCACGTGTCAGTCTTCCCATCAAAATAACTTTATTCATTTCCATCCTCCTCAAATTCTTCATCTGTGCCAATAAGTGCCGCGCTATCTGCGCTATTCTCGGTTTCAACTTCCTCAGTGATACTTTCCTCACCCTTAGGACGTTTTCCCATTCTGTACTCGTACAGAGGGCATTCTGTACAAGTGCAAAGGCGGATCTCGATAAACTGCCCTGCTGTGCAATCCATACACTTGGCGCGGATTGCTTTCAATGGTGTCAACTTTGCCATTATTTTTCCTCCTTAGTCTTAGTCGCAATTAATCTCTTCTTACAGTTTTGGAACTGCCCCAGTGTCATTTCTTCTAATTTTGCGATATGATACGCTGTGCAAATGGTGTCCTCAGGCAATCCTGTTCTAGCTAACTCTGCCCTTATGATCTTAATTTCATCGGCAGATACAAGCATAGGTTTAAGCTCCTTCTGCTCTACCTTCTGTTCTACCCTCTTCATTCCCATTTGAAATACTTCGATCCCACGCTCGTTAGTGATTGCCAGGGCGGTTATCTTGCCGCCCTCAACCTGCATACTCTTTACACGGAATCGCTCGTAGCAGGTATACCTCTGGTAATCGCCTGCGACTTGCTCAATCTTACACTTATCGGCAGGAATCCAAATAAATGGCGCTGTATACAGCTCTCTTCCAATGCTCCAGCAGAAACACGCTCTCTTGAAAGCGTCCGAAGCTTGTCCCTTTTCCTTCTCGGTGTAGCTCTCCACACCGACATCCTGCTTCCAAATCCACTCTCTCTCCTGTGAATCTTCGTGCAGCACTCGAATGCCTACGCTGCAAAAGAGGTTGCCTCCGATGATCTCGTATTTCTTCTGCCAGTTATCAGCTCCTACGGTATCATCTAAGATATTCTGATCTACTCTTGCATCTTTATACAGCAGGAGTGATACACCACTTTTCTTTACGGTTGCGATGCGCACTTCCACATCATCCGCTGTCAATGCTCTAAATTTCATCTGCTCCATTTTCCTTTCTTTCTCTTCCCTTGCTTTCGCTGCTCTGTGAGATTTTTCAGCAGGTTAGCATTTGCCATCCGTACTCTGGCAATCTCCCAAAGAGTACCGTTAAGCTTGCACAATACTTTAACCATAGCAGTAGCTACATCTACTACAATTTTTATGATTTCTGGCATTGCTTTCTCAAGGAAATACTGCTTTGGGTTCATGCTGTGGAGCTTCTTGAACTGCTTCTTTCTCTGCCGTTTATTCATTACTTATAGTTCTCCTTTTTAATTCTTCAAAAGTAAAATATAAAATTCCATCAATTCTTTTATTTACAGGAATCTTTTTCTCTGTTACTCCTATTAAAATAGGATTTTCAAACCTTGAACCATATGAAATGAGCTGAGAATTAGGGCTTTTTGCTCCTGCTTTTAATTCTATTATTACGCTCCTGCCTTCATACAATGCATATATATCAATTCTACCTATTCCTTCTAGCACTTTTTCACATTCGATGAATGTATATTTGGGAAAAAATAGGTTGAAGTTCTCTATAATTTGCATCTGCATAGCCTTTTCTATAAATGTTCTTGTGTCTCTTCTGTGAAAACATACAATTTCTAAATCAATTGAGTCTTTCAAATATGTGATTGCATTAGGATTAAATTTAAGCTTAAACACATCAGCTACCTTTTTTAATAATTCTAAGTCCTCAATGCTTTTTGCTGACACACGCAAAGATTCAATTCTTACAAAGAAATCTTGAAAGTCATCAAAATTATTTAAAAAATCAATTAAAATTTTATATTCCATTCGTTTGCCTTTCTTACTTGATCTGGATATTATTTGTGGTAACGAGTGTTGCACCATCAATAGAAGCCCCTGCCTTTAATGCTTTTTTTGATCTCTGCTGCATTTGGGGACGGTTCAGAATAGGTAAGATACTCGTCTGGAAGGAAAGCCCCATTTGCAATCTTTACGCTTTCTGATTTTCTCCAACTAATCTTATACTTATCACTTGATCTCTTTTCTCCTGCGCACATTCTTGCAAGGTACTGCTTAACACTCTCAGCTTTCTTTTCAGCAGTTGATTGTCTGGCTGCAAATACTGCCTTTTCAGCTTTCAAGGCTGCTGCTTCCGCAACCAAATTCTTGTACAGCAATGCCAACTGCTCAATTTTCTCATCTTTCTGCATTTCAAGGTGATTCCATGCCGAGACTGCATCTTCGTTGATGATCTCGCCTGTTTCCCGATCAAATGCGTCATTAAGTGCCTGCTCAATCTGTGAATTGATTTCATACAGTGAAAATGCCATTATTCTTCTACCTCGCTTCCCTCTTCTGCCTCTGCTTCTGCTTTCTCTTCTGCCTCCGCTTCTGCTTCTGCTTTCTCTTCACCCTTTCTTACTGCCTCTGACATCAAGCTGTAAAGATGATTTGCATCATGCAAATATGCTTCTGCTTGTTCGTAATCTGAATGGTTCATCGCAAAGCTAGCAGCATCAGTAAGATATCTGCGAAGCTTTGCAATTAACTTTTGGTCTGCAACATCAAGGCTAAAATGCATCTTGCCATCTATTCCTTCAAAAACATATCCTGTAACGCTACTCATTTTTTGCCCTCCTTATTTTGAGCCAAAGTATAGTGCTATTGCCAAGCTGCCAAAGATAACACATCCAAGAATCAGGTCTGAGATACCTTTAGCGATTGCATCAAGAATTTTTTCACGCTTCGCTTCCTTCTCAAGTCGCGCTTTGAATCCTCTTGAAATCTGGCACTGTAATGCTCTCTCTGCATTACTTACAAGCTTTTCTGCTTCTAGTGTGGGTTGCCAAATCACCTTCATTTTGCTTCCCTCTTCGCCTGACGCATCACCTCAAGTCTTGCCGCATCTGCCATGCCTGAGGTATAACCAAGCAAGAATGTTCTATAGCTGCTCGGCAGGGTTGCCGCCTCAGTGATGATAAGTGGCAATGCCTCGCGCTGCTTGTCGCTGAAATACTCTTTAATCTCGTTTAACATCATTTTTTCCTCCTTAAAACAATCTCTGCTGTGCGTTAGCTGCCGTGATCTGCTCCTCAAGTACTGTAGGGAGCTGATAGCAGTCGATGAAATCATGTACATCTGCGATATACTTACGCTTAATGCTCTTGTAGGTACTCACACAGCCATACTCTCTTTTCAACTGGCTGTAAATGTCCTTATACACTTGGCTTCTGATGCTACCGTCTGCGTATGCTTCGCTGTCCTTACCGCCTAAACACTGCACTCCCTTGCGCTTTACGTGCTGCTGCACCTCATCAATCTCGCAGCCATACAGCGGCATATCTGTTTTCAGCTCTGTTACCTCTGCCCCAAGGGTGGCAACCTGCTGCTCAAGCTCTACACACCCCTTCGCAATCAACTGTATCAGATCGGAAGAGC